TATATTTCCCATCGCTTTGCCCTTGGCAATTCACGTTGGTCTTCTATCGCCGCAACACTGTTATGCTGATTGATAGCTTCAACATTAGCATTCTTGATTAGACCGCTACGCATAAGTTTGACAAGGTCACTTTCATTACATTCAAACGTGACCCGGAAGTTATTTAGGTGATCAAATAAATCGTACATTACATTCCCCCAAAGTAAGCTATTGCGCCCCAGAAATTATAGGTGGGGTGTAAGATGTTAGTCCAGCTTAGGCAGTATAGAACTGCAAAGCCACCAAGAATTATATTCATTAAGCATTTAGCCATTGAACAATCTCCCTTTTGTTAAAGAATATGTGACGTTTTAGCGTCACCTCACGCCACGGCTTTGGTGATTTATCTTTCCAAAACCAGTATGCCTCTTTTTTTGTGCTGAAGAACATTTGATATTCTTCTATTTCCCAAATGGTTATTTGTGATACCCAACTAGACATTTAATGTCTCCCGATTGACTAGGTTACGCACAGATGTGCTGTGCCACACGCCACCCATTGCGGATGGAATACGAGCGTCATTCAGAGTGTCGGCAATCTTCGCAAACGACACGCCTGACTGACGTAATGTTTTAATGATGGGCATAGCCTCAACAGCAACGGCGGCTGTCTTGCCCCTACGAGCCTCACCAGCGGCTTTACCGCCAGCTTGTGGGTTAGGACTGCCCAACTTGATGCCACGGCGTTTAGCGGCGGCTAGGGCGTCCTTGGTGCGCTCACTGATGCGGCGACCCTCAAACTCAGCAAACACCGACATCATCTGCAACATTGTGCGATCTGCTTCTGGCATATCGGCGCAAGTTATAGGCACGTTAGCTTCTAGCAAATTGGCAATGAATGCCACGTTACGAGCTAGTCGGTCGAGCTTGGCTATTAATAGTGTGGCGCCTTCGCGCTTGGCGTGTGCCAATGCCTCAGCAAGTAATGGGCGGTCATTCTTTTTACCGCTCTCAGTCTCAACATATTCCGCAATGATGTTGTCAGCGAAGGGCGCGACAGCTACACGCTGGGCATCTAAGCCAAGGCCGGATAGACCTTGGCGTTGAGTTGATTGACGAAAATAAGCGATGTAGGTGGTCATTATGCTACCGCCTTTTTTTCTGCGATTACTGCCCAAGCCTTATCAACATCATCAGCCAGATGACCCAAGTGGTACATTAGTTTCCACTTCGTATAGCTTTTTTCTTTCATACAAACACCACGCAACCACTCTGCGTGATAGTTGTGATAGCGACCATAAACGATTTCGCAACCAGCGAAGAAAACATCACCGTGGATAAAGTCATCGAAGTCAGGCAACTTGGCAACCAAGCCGTTTGGATTGTACAAATGAAAGCATACAATCTCATTCTTGGTCATTTTGTTTGTGTTTGTTGCGGTGTTGAACACATAATCAGTAGTAAATTTAGTCATCAGATAATCTCCCTTTGTCTGTCTGATATAAATAGAAATACACCCAAAATGCATAATGTTCAAGCATTATATACCCAAAAAACGAAAAAAAATGATGGGATGATTGCAACACTATGTATTTACATATAATTATTTTCACATGAATCGGGAGATACAGATGGTCAATTCAAGATCCAAAGGCAGTCGCAACGAATTAAAGGTGGCGGCAGATCTATACGAAGCCTTGGGCATCAAGTTTGAAAGAATACTAGATCAAACCAGACAGGCTGGGCTGGGTGATCTGCGCCCAGTCAGCGGTTCGTTTCCCTTCACATTAGAGCTGAAGCATTACAAAGAAGGCGTCCAAGCTCGCCCAGAATGGTGGGATCAGGCCATCACTGCGGCGCAGTTGGCAGGCAACTACCCAGCGCTTCTATACCGCTACAATCGACAGCCAGTACGTTGCCGGATACCGTTGCAGGCGGTCATCGATATGCCAGAGTTTAATGTGTATTCAGGTAGCGCTAATCCCTATGACTGGCGGTATGCGTGTGAAGTTGATTTCGATACGTTTTGTATGATCTGCCGGGAGTTGATGTGATGCTTTGTGATAGTAAATTTATAGACATCTGGATTGCAGAAACAAAACAAGACAAGCGCATTGCAGACGAGATTGTTGTCAAAAATCACAGCTATGTGTCATCTACAAGGACGGTGGGACGCTGTATTAAGTATCTTATTTCGTATGATGGTAAAATCGTGGGTACTTTTTGGGTTGGCTCTGGCTTTAAGCCCACACCTAAATCAATACTTAATTATTTCAACAAATCTCAATCAGAATTTGACGCAATTTTTAATACGGTTGCAGACAATAAAAGATTTTGTATGGCAGAAAGCATACCCAATCTTGGCACTCAGATACTAAAAAAGATACGCAACAGAGCAAAGCAAGACTGGCACGATAAGTATGGTGATGAGCTTAATGCGATAGTCACTACGATTGGTGACGGTAAAAAAGGCTCAGTATATCTTGCGGATAATTGGAAAAACATAGGTCAAACTGCTGGACTTCCTTCTAATAGAAAGTCTGTTTCTATGAAATGGGATGATACAGATAATATTAAAGAGAAGTATGTTAAGCCGACAGGTGAAAATAAAAAGCTGATTCTGATTACTGATAAATTGGGATAATAGATAGGACTTATTATAAAGGCAGTTAATGATGCTATATGAAACCGAAGAAAACAAAAGCGCTGAGGACAGACTGAGGACAGCTCTGGGTGATGCGTATGGCTATGATATGGTGGCGTTGCCCATCAAGTACAGCCTCGATTGCATTGCCTATAATGGTAAAGAGGCTAAGTGTTTCTTCGAGTTTAAGTGTCGCACGGTGGCAAGCACTGAATACGACACAGCCCTAGTCAATCTTCACAAGGTAATTGCCGCCGCCAATATGACAAGAGCCACCGGGCTAAAGTGTTGGCTGGTGGTGCAGTGGACAGATATGGTCGGCTTTATTGATTTTCAAGCTGACAAAGAGATCGGGATGAGCAAACGGCGTGACCGCAATGAAGCGGCTGACCTGTTTGCTTACTACCCGGTGAGTGGGTTCAAGACATTGAGCCTTTATTGAAACTAGCGTTACAGTATAGGAGTTATCGTTATGGCGTTAGGATTACAAACAGAAACCACATCAGGTGGTGACATCGTTCCAATCGTTAAGTGGGATGCAAAAGCTGGTGACATGATTGTGCAAGATCGCGTTCAGTCAGCCAGTGGGGAATGGCAGAAAGAGGAAAGGGAGATGCCTCTGCCTGCTAAGTTTGCTATGGATATGGCTGGGATGGAAATCGGGTGGCTGTCATTTGCTTCCGGCGCACCAGACTTTCGGATGGTAAAGCTGGGCGAAGCTATGCCGCCAAAGCCAGAAGGCGATTTCAAGAACGCCTTTCGGGTACGCATTGGATCAAAAGATCTGGGCTTGCGTGAGTTTTCGCACAGCGCCAAGACTGTGATCCGGGCGATGGATACGTTGCACAATCAGTACGAGGCTGAAAAAGGCAACAACCCCGGCAAAATCCCGGTGGTCGAAATTTCCGGCACTGAAACCGTAAAGATCAACACACCTCAGGGTGAGTTGCGCTTTAAGGTGCCGCAGTGGTCTATCTCTGGGTGGACAGACAAGCCGGAAATGTTTAACAACACGGCATCTGCGCCTGAACCTGTCGCCGCTGAACCAGCTCCGGCTGTGAGTGATGACGACTTGTTCTAGGTTGTAGTAGACAGGGGCGTGGTTTCTCCCGACCGCGCCCCTGTCGCTTCGGGAGATCGGGGGAATGAGGCATAATAATGACAAACATATCAGCATATATGGACACAATCGCAAGGCACTACTGGGGTGAGCCTACAAGTGTGCGCGGTACAGAACTGCGTTGGGGAAATTTTGGATCGAAGAGCGTTTGCCTAAAAAAAGGAACTTTTTATGACCACGAATTGGGCGTTGGCGGAGGCTGTATAGACCTCGTCAAAATGCATGAAGGCGCCCAACTTGCCAGCTTGCCTGATATCTTAGAGCGAAAGTTTGGAATACCCAGACAGACCCAGAAGACATTGGCGCCAGCTCGGTGGTTAGCCAAGCGGTATGATTACTACGATGCTGACGGTGTGCTGGCGTATCAGGTTGAGCGATACGAACCCAAGACGTTCAGACAGCGGCGCCCAGAGGGTGATGGCTGGGTGTACAGTATGGATGGCGTTGAGGCGGTGCCATACAATCTGCCGGACATCATGACAAATCCAGATAAGGTCATCGTGATTGTCGAAGGTGAGAAGTGTGTCGAAGCGTTAAAACATTATAACGTCATAGCCACATCGAACCACGGCGGCTCAGGCAATTGGAAGCCAGAGCTAAATCAGTATTTCAAGGACAGGAAGGTCGTGGTCATCCCCGACAACGACCAAGCCGGAGACAAGCACGCCAGAAAGGTCATACAGAACCTACTAGGCGTTGCCAAAGAGGTGCGCCGGGTGGATCTTCCGGGGCTGGCTGACAAGCAAGACATTTTCGATTGGCTGAACGCTGGCAATGATGTGTCTAAATTAAAGGCGTTAATTAAGACATCTGAGCCTATCGTGGCTGTTGAAGCTGTCGAGGATACGCCAGAGGCGCCGCAGGGTGATGTCTTCCAGACCTTCGATGAAACCTATCTCATTAATATGCCACCAGTGGATTGGCTGGTGGATGGTGTCCTGACTAAGCACGGCTTCAGTGTCATTTATGGTGCGCCGGGCACTGGCAAATCATTCCTAGCCATTGATATGGCTATGAGCATTGCTCACGGTAAGCTGTGGCAGGAACGCCCTACGATGCGCGGTGGCGTTCTGTACATAGCTGGTGAGGGCGTTGGTGGCTTGGGCAAACGTGTGAAGGCGTGGCGGCTTTATAGAGGCGCTGAGGGCTTGGGTGATATGGTAGTCTTGCCCACGGCGGTAAACTTTC